TGCATATTAATTGTCCAGTTGTTAGGAGTAAATATTGTTGTACTATCTCTTAATACATTTACTTGCGCTCTAGCAAGTGAACTTGATCTAGTAATCATAAAATGTTGAGCTACTAAAACAAGAATTTTATTTGATGTGCTGGTAGGAGTAATAGACGCTGTTAATCCTGTATCTGTAAAACTGCCACTTGTTGTAGTAGAAACTTCTGTTGTAGTGCTTCCTTGCACAATTTGTAAAATTTTACCTTTACCAATATTATTTGTTGTAAGTGTACCAGAACCATCAGAAACTAAAAGATTGTTTCCTCCGCTGTCTTGTATTGTATCAACTTTCAGTATTGAACTCATATCTTAGCCTTTTGGGTTAGCGTCTTTGATAGCTGTAATTCTAGCCTTCCAAGCGTCTATATCTTTATAGATCTCATCAAGCTGATCACCAATGTCACCATACTCTGCTTTACGAGTAGCTCTAACCTGATTGTTAGATTCCTCTGTATTACCAGCAGATTCATAACTAGCTAGTTGTTCATCAGTTGGTTTATTTAAACCATCGATACTCCAGCTCTTTATGTATGGCCCATTACCATCGCTGTCGTCTTGTAAAATAACATTGTTTCCGAAATCTGCAACCTTACTGTTGGCTTCACAATACAATTTTACTTTCGTAGATAATTGTGCCATTATGCACCTCCTCTATTTATTGTTAAACTCATTCTATTATTTTAAAACCTCCAAATTGAGAATATCTTCCATTACCTGTGCCATACATATTCCAACTACCGCCATCAGTATCCATTCTGCAATAAACACCTACTGTATCGTTAGCACTTAAACTTTTAATACCCATAACATTAATATCAAACCTGTTAGCATCAGCATCAGTACTATTAAATTTATAAAAAGTTAGTGCTGTTCCATCATTTGAACTATTGTGTGACAATCCAATAGTGAATGTACTTCCAACAGAAGAACCTCCTCCATCAACATTTTGAATAGCGTAAAAAAAATATTTTCCTGCTGATGGTGCTGTAAATAATCCTGTTGAAGTATCATAAGCATTATTAGAGTCATATATTTCGCTATTAAAAATTCTTTTAGTTTCTGTGTTGTCTGATAAACTGCTTTGGTCACTTGTTCCATGTGCAAGAAATGTTGGTGTCATATTTCCACCAACCCCTGTTTGTGTTGCATTAGATAAATCCATTGTTGCACCTGAAGGCACAGAAATTGTATCGCCAGATTGTCCAAGTGTGATTGTACCTGTTCCTGTTCTTTTTAATATTGTATCTACTTTTAATGTACTCATGTTATTATTTTATGCCCCCAAAATGCTGAATAATCATTTCTAGCGTTTGCATTAGAACTATCATTGTGACCTTGTTGTCCATAAACTTCAACATAGTCTCCTGCGTTTAAATAAAGTATAAAACTTGTACTTGTCATAATATTTCTATGACCAGAAGAAGAGCCATTATTATAATGGTCAAATACATTTGAGCCACCTCCACTTACATTTATGTCACTTCCATTTAATTTAAACTTTAACCAAGCAATCATTTGTTTACTGTTAGCACTAGCTTCAAAACAAATTTTAGCACCAATTTGATAATAACCAGTTTTTCCACTTGGTACAGTCATACGATAATTTGTTGAAGGGTCATAACAACTTCCAATATCATAAACCTCTTTATCAAATTCTAATTTTGTCATAACTTCATGGCTTAAACTTTGATTTCCATCTAAACAAGCAAACCATAAAACATCTGAAACTTCACCAAAGCCCGTAGAGGTCCCACTATTTGTAATTGTGGCTCCTGACGGAATCGTGATTGTGTCCCCTGAACTACCAAGCTCTAATGACGTTCCTGATTGTGGATCTAATTTGTCGACGAATAAAGTTCCCATTATATTACCGTTAATGTTCCTGCTACTGTCACTGTTCCAGTGTAATTAACTGGTCCAGCTACAAAAGCATTTTGTGTTGCTGTTATTGTTACGTCTGAAGTAATTGTTGCTAAGTTTAGATACATACCGTTAAAGCTTGGGTTAATTGCAGTATGATCAACGCTACCAGTAGCTGGTGTTTGGTAACCAATTGCTGCTCCAATAAATACT